TCTACGAGGTATGCAACTCCTAGGTGTTTCTGCTTATTTGTTCTTGCAGGTGAGACAATATTCTTTAGTTCATCAATCCTAGCTTCTTTTACAACCCTCTCTCGGTCTTCTTTTATGAGTTGCATAAGATTATCAAAATCCATAACCTCGATATCTAAACCTATTTTTAGGCGTTGTATCTTCCAGTCGGTAGTGAACTCTTTAACTAGCAAGTTATTAAAATCTTTTTGAAGTGCTTGCTCTATCTGCTCTTTTAATGTTTCATCGCTCATTACTTGTTCACCTCTCTTATATAGAGAATTGCCACTAAGCCCTGCATGAAGAACAGTAGACCGCCCATAATGGTATATTGCCAGTCGTCTATGCCCTCTCCCCAGTCGCCTAACGCTCCGAGGATAGCTAAACCGCCTAGAACTATATTAATCCAGCTGAGTATTCTTAATGAGTTTTCCATTACTTGTCTCCTTTTGCTTGTATTGAATTTGATTGATAATATTTATAAACTTCTTCTAGTACATTACCTAGATCGCCAGTGTATTCGGTTGTAACACCTGTGAACGTTGCAACCCATATATTTTTACTGCCGAGTTTTTGATCTCTTATTGTTGCACTTCTTATTTTATGGTTATAATCAAGATAACTAAAAGACAGTACGTGAAACTCGCTATAGTCATCTGAACCTTCTCGATGGTGGATGAAAGAGATATCTTTATAATTAAATACATTCATTACTTGTCTCCTTTTGCTTTAGTACGGCGGCTGATCGTTCCACCGAGAACACCTGCGCAACGTTGCCGTCCATGAGTTCCCTCAATTAGTCCGCAGTCGCATTGTTTAGCAGCTGCGAAGCCTTTTGGTTTAGCGCCTTGAGCGTGGGTTTTGCTACCACCTTTAGCACCGTTGATTTTGTAAAAGTCCTTACCATACCGTTCCTTATTAGTTTTCGCAGCAGCTTTACCGCCAGCTTTTGTTCCACTTATGATATTATCCTCTCTTTCTTATACTTAAATTATCTAACTTACTAAGCGCATCATCGAACATCGCCAACCGATGACCACGATACGGTGCATCCTCATCTACTAGGCGATACAGCCACGTTCCAGTTGCCTTGCCATGATTGTAAACACGCTCGGCTCTGATGTCGTGACCGTCTTTTCGTAGGTCGCTAATCACGCTGGTGTACTTGAGGGCATAGCTTGCTAGCTTGTAGTTTGGTACGCCTTTCGGGTTCTTTTTCAGGGCGTGTAGTATTGATGATTGTTGGGTTGGTTTGGTCATTTTATCAACTCCTTGTCTAATTTTTCTGCACCATAGAATATGTCTTTTTCGATAAACTTGTTTTCATTCGCAAGTTCAACAAAACTCTTGAGCATACCGCGCTTATAATGACCATAGACTTGCCTATACCGCTCACCATACTTCTGGTTCTTTGGGTAAACAAAAAGCCAATCGTCTATGAGCCATGTTCCTGATTGCCAAAACTTTACATCATATCCAAAGATTTTTAAGTTTTCTATTTCTGCAATGTCTTTCGGGTTCGTTGGCTTTCGTTTACTCACAATGCACCTTACCCTCTCGGCTCAACTCAAAGTATTGATCAAGCGTTATACTAGTCTCAAGCTTCTCATCCTCAAGTTCATCGCCACAGTTACCGCATAGCTCTACACTGGTGCTACCTGAGCCGTCATAGCCGTTCACACCGGTATCACCCTCATCCCAAATTGATTGGTACTGTTCATGTACGCACTCAAGCTTTAGGTGGTTACTACCGAGACTGGCAACGGTATACTGTACGCCGTCAATATCGACTAGCGCACCGAGTGCCATTTCGTCTCTGATTTCTTGGCGTATCTTTTGGATTTGCCGAGCATCATCGTTTATTTGTTGTAGTGTTTTCATTTAATCCCCTTTGATTATTGATGTACCTCAAGTATACCTTATGCTTATGGTCAATGCAAGTAGTTTATGGTAAACAAAAACCACCGATGGTGATAGCGATTGCTCGCGTCTCGGTGGTCTAAGCGTAGTGCAGTCTGCCATCAAAGGGTATTGAGTTAAACAAACTGCACTAGGATTATACCATAAAATAATCGTCTATGAGTTCTTTGGCTTGGTCAAAACCGATGGCGAAACTGGCACGGTATCCACGTTGCTCTAGTTGCTCAAGTATCTGGGCTTGCTGGCGGATATGATCGTTAGCTACCAACTCACCATTCAGCTTGTGGGTTTTGATACCATCAGCTTTTAGTTCGATAAACAGACCATGATACTTACCGCGTGGCTCAGCTATGAACAGGTCGGGTAAACCCTTGCTAGACTTGAGCCGGGCTTGTTGACGTGCTTGACCCATTGTTAGCTTGATTCCCGCACCGTAGTCACTCATGAAAATGGCGCGGCGGTACTGTAGCTTTAGATATTCGCATACGTGTTGGTGGACTATTTTCTCATTCACAAGTACATACCCTTTCGACTAGATATCTCATTCTCCCAATACCTCATCTTCTCATGCTCGTTGGCATCTGGTAGGTGAACGCCTTGCTCGGCGGCATACTTTTTAAGTTGCTCGATGCTATCAGACAGTTCTTTAGTGTCTAAGTCGGCTGAACTTTTGAGGAACATCTGACCGTTCTTTTCGTACACAAATATCTGTGGGCTGACTTGGCGTTTGTGTAGGGTTTTGGCTTCTTGTATAGAAAATCCAGTCTCAAGCCCAAAGATACCGAGTAGCAGGTGGTAATAGTTGTTTTGATTGAGTGTACGGTTTCTCTGTACTCGCTTAATCTCAACCTCCGCATCACGTTCTATGAGCTGTTGTAGGTAGGCAAAAGCTTTGTCTAGCTCGTCTTGGTTGGCTAGGTTGTATTTAGACATAACGCCACTTATGGACGCGTTTATAGTGGCTTGTTGTATGTATTGGTTTAGTTCGTGCCATTAGAAAGCTATTCTTTCGATAAACTCCTTAACATCTTCGAGTACATCTTCTTGTATTGTTAGATATTTATCAATATCGCCCTCTACTTCCTCTCGCAGTGTTTCGATGTAGTGTAGCGGTCTAGCAGTAACTCTAGGATCACGACTAGCGAAGTAATGTATCTTTTGTTTTTCATTAACAATAAACGACTGAATCATTTGCGCCCAATATTCTGTTGGTATTCTGTCGGTATCAATTATTTCTAAGTGCCTAGCAGAACCTAAGTGTTTAAGTTCGGCAGTAACTACAAAGTCTTTAGTGTAGCCATCAGGAGAGTATGCAATAGCTGGGTTATTGTCTGACTTCCACATTACTAGCTCATGCTCAAACTCTATGCCTACAGCCTCACTAAGAGCTATAACGCCTTCTTCCTCTAGCTCATGCCCTCTGTCCATGCCATCGACTGTATCATCTGGTACACCCAAGAAGTCGGCAGCTAACTTGTAGAAACCAATCTTGCGACCAGAACCTCTGAGCTTTGGTGTAATGTCTTTTAGTTTAGTGCCAGTGATATTGCACTCCCTACCGGCTAGCCATTCGGCTTCACTCTCGTATTTAGTAACAATCATGATAGCTCAACCTTTCTTATGTTTTTTGCATCAACTACATCTTTTTCAGCCATCAGCTTACCAAGACCCATAAATACTTCTTTAAGTTGTTCTAATGTTTCAGTGTTGTTTATAATAGCTACAGCATCATCTATTCGGTCTTGCTTGTATTCGTTAAACTGCTCCATTTCCTCTGAGCTTGCTACCTGACCTGATGCAAGATAACCGAGTATAGCTAAACCTCTACCGATTGATACAGTCTCTAGTTTCTCAAAGTCTTTCTCACCTCTTTTGGTACTTTCGGCTGTACCAGTAGCATCAGCACTATCAAGAATAACGCTTCCCTCGTAATATCGAACGTCTTTTTTGTCTTTCCAGATGTATGACTTAAAGATCGTGCCTGTCTCAGCTTTATTGTACTGGGTGATAATTTTACCACTTGGGTTGGCTTCTCTAAACTCTTTGATACGTACAGGAACTCCGGCATATTCTTTGCCTTTCAAGTCCATTGTTTTTACTTTACTCATTTGTAATCCCCTTTGATTATTGATGTACTACCATTGTACCTTATGCTTATGATTATGGCAATAGTTTAGTTTGTCTTGCCGGCTTGTCGTTATGGTCTGCCAATCTTTGTTTAATTATCTCGACATATTCAGGTTCTTTTTCCATCAAGATGTAGTTGCGATTAGTGTTTAGTGCTGCCACTCCAGTTGTACCGCTACCAGCTACGTTATCTAGCACCAAATCACCCTCGTTGGTGTAGGTTTTGATTAGGTACTCGAATAGGGCTACTGGTTTTTGAGTGGGGTGAATAACTTTACTTTCATCTTCTCTTTTGAATCTAAGTATATCTGTTGGGTATCTTGTCCCATCATCTATATAATCTCTTGCTTTAAATCCGATTGCGGAAGTTATAGAACTACCCTTACCTTTCTGAACTTTATTTTTAATTCTTTTAACATCTTCAACTTTTGTTTTTTGAGGGTTATAAATACATTGTTGTTTGTAAAAAATACTTATAGTTTCAGTAGTTTTACCAAATCTTCTTTTAAGTTGTAAAAAGTTTACAGGTTTTTGTTTTACCCAATATAAATCATATTTATAATTTTTCAAATTACTTAATCGTAAGTGACTTGAAAATGGTTCACTACCAAATAATACTATCGCCCCATTGTCTTTAATAATTCTCTTGTATTGCTCCCATAACGGCTCAAAAGGAATTATTGTATCCCATTTACAGGCTGTAGTTCCATAAAGCTAAGGCAGGTCTGCCAAAATCATATCTACTGAACCATCAGCGATATTTTTCATAAGCTCTAAGCAATCACCTTGATGTACTGAGTTTATTTCCAACTTTGACAAACCTGCTACCTCCTTTCTGGTCATATTAAATACTCCTTCATATTTTACTTTACTCATTTGTAATCCCCTTTGATTATTGATGTATTACCATTGTACCTTATGCTTATGATTATGGCAAGGGGTTATTGTGTAAAAACTGGTTCAAGCGTATAATTAAAGAGCTAAGTCAGAGTTAGTGCCTAATTTACAATTGTAAGCTGTAACGCTCAACCCAACTCTGACGAAAGGTTGAGCGTTTTAGTTTAGAAAGAGTCAAACAATGGACGATAATACTAACGATGAGCCAACCAATAAGGATATTATTGCGGCACTAGAGCAGAGTGAATTAACAATAACTAATCTACGCAATATCCTTGCTAAAACATCGGCTCAAGCTGAAACATGGCGTAGAGTGAGCGAGAGCAGTACCACGATGGAAATGTCAGCCGTTTCTAAAGTGCTGCAATATAAGAACATCGGACGCAATAAACTTTTCAAGATACTGCGAGAGGAAAATATACTGCGCTACAACAACGAACCATACCAGCGACATTTAGACGAGGGGCATTTCGAGGTTATTGAGCAAGAAGTGCCAACAAGTTACGGAGACACATTAGTCAACCGAAAAACCGTTGTCACGCAAAAGGGTATAGACTACATAAGGAAAACATTAGACAAACTGGGGTATGAATATGAATCTTGATAAGCACATTATCGACCAAGTAAACGAAGCTCATCGTGGGGTTATCAATAGCTCTAAACAGGCGATTCAGCGAGCCGTTAAAGCTGGAGAACTACTTACTCGGATAAAAGATATTTGTGAGCATGGCGAGTTCTTGGCTATCGTAAATAGCAAGTTTGAGTTTGACCGAACAACCGCTTTTCGTTATATGAGGGTGAGCCAGTACGCTTCAAAAGTTGCACCACTGCAACATTTGCAAGAAGCCTACAAACTCATAGAATCTGAGGAAGCTAAAAAGAAACATGCCAAAGCTCTTGATCAAAAGAAAAAGATTGAATACCGGCAACAATACAATGAAAAACCTGACACTTGGGAACGTGCCGATGACTATGCTTGGGAAAAGCACAATAAAGAAAAATCAGAACGTAATGAACGGATAGCTCAAGCTAAACAAACTATAGACGCACAGAAAGAAGCGAGCCAACAAGAGCAAGCCAGCATCGGTCAAGGGTTCGATCAACTACAGGGTATGATTGATGAACAACAGCAACGCCGTGAGCAGTTGCAGGGCTTAAAGATAGGCGACAAGGGCATAATTACGATTATAGAAAATTACATGTCTGGGCTTAAAGATGACAATTATCGCTTAGAGGAATACCACAACTTATTAAAGTACAGTAAGAACAAGGTTAAAGAGTTACAGCAATCAACTTATGGGTATGAAGCTTGATAAAAGAAAAGTAATGGCTTATTATGACGGTAGCTCTTTTGGTTTGACGTTAAAATCAAAAGTAGCAAGACAAAAGAAAAACCCCTCGTAAAAGGGGCTTGGTTTGACGTTGCTTTAATAGTATCACAGCCAATTCTTATGTCAATACTCGTGGGGATCTTTCGACCAGGTAGGTCATGATGCGAGGATAAACAAGTGATTGAATATCTGGCTCAACGTTTTAGGAGTATCGTAAACTCTCGCTTTTTACTGAATGGCTTAGCTAGAAGCTTTTAGAACATTAACAAATAGACTTGAGACTTCCGTTACTGTAACTGGTAACGCCGTAGACCTAGGGTAATACCGAAGCTATGAGGGGAATTAGTAATTAAAGCTATCCCTGAATGAACGCAAGACTTGGCTGTACCTATTCAGGGAATGCACTAGTAGGAAATCCCCGAGCTAAGAGCTTAAAGATTGAGGGATGTTTTAGAGTACCCGTAAATAGCATCTACCCAAACCGCTTAATATCTGCTATACACAACCCAACCAACAATGTATAATAGAAGTATATTAGCTGCCTTAACAGAGGGGTAAAAATGAATCAGCAAGATTATGTCGAACTAAAGGTTTTAATCGGGATCATGGTAGTCATCTTTATTGCCGGTCTCATACATGGGTTTATATGGTAGGTAAGAAACAAAAACTAGAGGATATAGGCTCGGAGTTTACTAAGACAGGACTACAGAACTTAAAGGCAGGTCAGTTACTAAGGTTTGACTTTGAAGGATCTACGATAGAGTTCTTAATCAAGTCGATTGATGTAGACAAACATGAGCTAATGGCTGAGGAGATACGCACCTACCGACCAGATGAAGTCCATATCCAAGACAAAGACGGTAACGACATGGCGTTTAGTGAGAGTGAGTTGGAATGAAAAACAAGATCAAAACCCTACAAATAGACAACAAGCTACTCATAATGAACGGTAAAGACCCACTCCGTTATGTAGACCTCGAAACTAACAAACTATATCAATATCCAGATGGTCAGTTAGCTAATGAGGTAGTACTTGAGCCAAAATCACCAATAGACGATAAAAAACAAACATTAGACAGGATTGCCAATGCTATTAAAACAGGTAACTATGAGTACACTAGCAAGAACAGCATATGGGCATACCCAGCAAGTATTATTGATACTGGTAAGGGTGAAACAAACATAAAATATATTGAAGTTAATTGGAAAGTATATAATGAATAACTGGTACACACCAAGACAAGTACCCAAGACCAAATGCAACTGCGGTACAATCAAGAGTGAGCAGCTACCTTGCACTATGCACTTAAACGCTGCTTATGGAGTTAAGTAATGGCTAAGCCTAAAGTAACAGTCAAAGAAGCTAAGTTAGTTGAGGGCGTTATAGCAGGTAAAACAAAACGCCAAGCAGCTAAGGATGCAGGGTACAATAATTCAACGCCAGCAGGACTATCAGTAAGAGCCAGCAACACACTAAAAAAAGATAATGTACAAGAATATTATGCAGAGTTGATGGCAAAGCATGAGATTACAGTAGAACGTGCCTTAAAACCTATCAGCAAAGCACTAGACGCTAAGAAAACTGTAGTAACTGGTGACGGTGACAATGCTAGCTACAATGAGGTTGACGATTTAGATATGCAACTCAAGGGTAGTGATCGTGCATTAAAACTTCTCGGAGTATCAGCACCAGAGAATACCACCACAAACTATAATTTCATTAACGTAGCAAAGGGTGACAAAGTTGAGTTCGGAGTATAGACCCTACAAAGGCTTAATATCCTTGCAGAACAGTCCACCAGTCGATGACACCGGCTTTAACTGGCAGGGTCACTCAAACTTCATGGCTAACCGTTATACGATTGTAGACAAGCACAAAGAGCAGGTAGCGTTCGTGCAGCAACCAGCACAAGATGATTTCTTATATCACATGAGCCTGTACCTAAACATCTTAGTGTTAAAAGCTCGTAAGATGGGGTTTAGTTCAACAGCACTAGGCGTGGCAACAACTAAGTTTCTTACTGGACAAAATGAGAAGTGTGTATCAATGTCTTTTGATTCAACAGCGTCAGGCAAACAACTACAAAGAGCCAAGCACTACATCAAGAGTTATGAGCTAAACAGGTCAAAGGCATTAGAGACAGACTTCAAAGTACCATTTAAGTACAACTCAAAGTCAGAGCTAGTGTTTGAGGGCAAAGAGGAAAACGCAATAGGTGGCTACGACTACTTTCAAAACACTTTACAAGTTGGTACTGCTAAGTCAACATCTTTCGGTCGTGGTGATGATATTAGTTTCTTGCACTTGACCGAGGTTGCTTTTGTTGATGATATAGAAGTATTGCTATCGGGTGTTGGAGAGGCTTGCTTGCCACTAGCTCATAAGATACTTGAGACGACAGCCAATGGGTTCAACAGCTATAAGAAGAAGTGGGATCAATCAATGCTCAATAACTCTGGTTTTGCGGCATTATTCTATTCACCAGAGTGGGAATATATCAAAGCGTTTCTTGAACAAAAGCGACAGTCACTCGGTAGGCTATACCCACAAGAGTACCCACAGACACCACAAGATGCTTTTCTAACATCAGGGCTAAGTTTCTTTGATAATTTAGCACTACGAGACTTATTAAGGAATACGAGGCAACCACTATGAGCGACTTTATAGTACCAAGCCTAAACATGGATATGTTCAGATTCTACAGAGAGTTAAGAGTTGGCGAGTTCATATTGTTATTTGTTGATACTGCTGGCGAGGGTAGTGACTGGAACGCAGGACACAACCTAAGTAAATCTAACCTAGATATACCAATCGTCATGCACTACGAGGGTTCAATCGTTGATGTAACGCCACAGCTAAAGATATTGCTTGAGTGGATATACCTTAAAACCAAAGTTAAACCAGTGGTATGCTATGAGACTAACAACGGTGGTGGCTATGAGTTACAACGCCTGGAGCGACTTAATACCAATCAGAACTACATTATCTACTATCAGTACAAGCTAGACAGCGAGGGCAAGCTACACCGTACCGATAAGATGGGCTGGAACACCAACTCAGCTACTCGACCTGTTATGCTCAATGGCGTAGAAGAACTAATCAATAACCAGCTAGTAACTATCTATGATGAACCGACAATCAATGAGGGCTTTAGTTTCGTTAAACATAAAACACCATCCGGCTGGAAAGCTGAGGCTGAATCAGGAGCGACAGACGATTTAATAATGTCACTAGCAGGAGTATGGCAAATGTATCAGACAGAGAACCCACCGGTAGTGCAAAAACACTTCCAGCAATATAAACCCCAAGACTTTACGGTAGGATAATAATATGGCACTAGACTACGGCAAACGAATCACAACCGAGAGCTTCCACGATGGCAAGCAGTCCAACTGTAAGGTAGAGATGTCTATACCGATCATGGTGGCAGACAAGACCCAAGCACTCACAGAG